CAAGGTCAGCAATTTCACCTTCAAGTTTTCCTTTCTTTTCATCAAAATCAGCCTTATCTTTGTCAAGCTTATCAGTTTCTTCTTCTACTGCTGCAATTTCTTCATCTGTCTTAGCTTCCTCTATAGATTTTTCAAGATCCTCAGCCCTCTTATTCAGGTCAGTTTCAGTTTTTAAAAGTTCTGTCAAGCTTGCTTTTCTCTGTTCAATTTTCTTACTCAACATTAATTGTCTTATTGCCATAATTCTTCACCCTTTCTAAAAGTTTTTTCTTTCTAACGTCAAGCTGTCTTTGTTTATATTGCTCGGCTTGTTTGCTTCTGGCTTGTATATCAGTTTGTGGATATGCCGGAAATACGCAAACTGATACTTCTATGGTGTCGGCGTCTTTAACTCTAAATTTTACACTGCCATCATCTCTATACTGCGTATCCTCCTCAGCAGGGTTGAATCCAAAACTACACCCCGATATATCACCTCTCTGTACTCTTGCATAAATATCCATAGCTTGTTTATCGTTAGAATTTATTTTTACACTACCGAATAGCCCCTTTGAATCTGTCCTTAATTGCAAGGTATTATTAGCCATTCTACCGAGCACAAGCGACGTATCATGATTAAAAAGACAACGTATATCATTATTTTTTAAACTATTATCAAAAGCAGTCGGGGCTAATTCTTCATATACTCCTCTACATAACTCAGTTTCTTGATTAAATACCGCAAAATACCCTTCAATATATTTATCTCCATTATCTTCTACATCTCTTGTCTTAAGGTTACTATTAAAATACATTGATCTATGCTCCATTTTTCCACCCCCTTTTATTAAAAAATGATAGAAATATCAATCTACCATTTTTTCTAATTCTTCAATTGTATTAGGTATATATTTCCAAGTTTTTGACTTGCAAATAGAACTTATACACGATTTAGTTACATTAAATTCTCTTGCTAAATCAACCTGTCTATAGCCTTTTAAGGAGCGTAATTTTATTTCAATTACTTCGCCTTCTTTTAACTTATGAAAATTAGTTTTCTCTCCACTATTTAAAATTGATAATTTTTTCTTTGTCTCGTCTGATACACGTATTCCTTTATGAGCTTCCGATAATTTCCTTTTATATTCCTTTGAAAAACTTTTCCCTTTCCAATAACTTTTTTGACCCTTACGAGATTTTGACATTTTTAGCCTTGTTTCTTCTGATGGTCTAATACCTATATGCGATTTAGCGATTTTTCTTTTCATTAATTCCGGCAATTTCTTGCCCTTCCAATATGAGCTTCTTGATTTGGTTGCTTCAATTAATTTTTGTTTATGCTCTTCTGAAATTTTTCTTCCCCAGTTAGGATTATTCTCCCCAGTATTAATTTCAGATAAATACCTCTTAGTTTCATCACTAACAGCGTGCCCATAACTCCCATCTCCACCAGTTGTCATATTGTACCCATTTCCGTAGGAATTGTATTTTTTAATATATCTTTTTTCTAAAATATAAAGTTGCTTAACTGGTGCAAATTCTAATACTTCAAACTCAAAACATTCTTTCCCGTATTTATTAAAATCATTTTGCAATAATCTATTAATATGGCGATTGGCTGACAAACGATAATAGTGTTCTCTCTTTCTTTTATCTAAATTCCTAGACACTCCAATATAAATCTTGCTGTTTTTAATGTTAGTAATTTTATAAACTCCACTTTTCATTTCACACCACCTCTTTATGACTATTATATCATACTTTTGAATACTTTTAAATACTATATGATAAATTCTAGTATATTTTGTGGTATAATAAAATTGAGGTGATAATAATGGAGAAAATAAAAACATCTGTTTCTATTGATAAAAACATATATGAACAAATTAAAAAAATCGCTAACAAAGAAGATAGAAGTTTTAGCCAACAAGTAAATAAAATATTAAAAGATTTTTTGCAAAAGACCGATTAAGGTCTTTTTTATCCATCACTATCGCCACCATTTCCATTTAATTTCTTTTGTTCCCCTATCATACCTGCTGGTATATAGTTTTCCAGGATAACTCTTTCATCAAGACCCTCAAGTGGCGACATACCAAGCCAGTCACGTACTTCATTACCAAGCATTACACCTCTAACATAAAGGTCGGCTCCAACACTCTCAAGTTCTTTAATGTCATAAGCATATAAGCTCCTGGAATTAAATTTAAAATATAATTCTGGACTATATAACAATCCTTTAGTTAAAACCTGCTCAATCCCTTTTGCCATAGGAAGAACTTTAGAATTAATAAAAGCGTTGTATTCTTCTTTATTAAAAGTACCAACACCAACAAAAAAAGCAGGTACCCCAAAAATTCCTGCTACCGTTTTTTTATCTATTTCTACAGCATCATTTATTGCTAAATCAGTCAGGCTCAAAGGCTTTACTGTATCAACCTTAATAAGGTCAGCTGGAATAATCCAAGGCCTACCTCCCTCGGTTTCATCAATGTACTTATTAAGTACTTTCTCTCTTCCATCTTTGCTTGAAAGTTCTTCCGTTTCAGCATCTACGGAAACAATAATATTAGGCCTCCACTTATCAGACATAAACGCCTTTTTTGTAGCTGTGGCTTGCTTCAAATTATCCACTATATCCTTCAAAGCTACTCTATAACCTCTACCTATCCATGGCCTGTTCGGGTCAGGATTAATAGTAAAATGTAATATCTCATCATAGTTATATGACTTGCCATTATAAAGAACCCTATATCCTGTGTCAGTATCGACAAAACTCACAAGAGATGGTTTTAATGGCATAAGTTCATCAATATAGCCATTACTCATTTTAGGATACACAACACTATTTCCCTTGCCTTCTAAAAGCATGGTATAGACTATGTTATACATCCACGTTTTCCTGGTCATAAGGCTATAAGGATTTATGTCAATCTTTCTGGATAACGAATTTTGCATTCTTATATCTCCACTTTTTGTATTTTGCATCAAGTATATAGTCATGGAAGATATTAAGTCAGCTATTTTCCCGGCGCATATCTGGACTTCTGGATTGTCACTTAATCGTGTATATCCAGGAACGCATAAAGTGCTATATGCATCATCAGATAAAAACCAACCAATTTCACTTCTTTTTTGTTTTGGCTCTGCTCTAGTTCTTTTTCTCTTACCCCAGTTAAATATTGCCATAGTCTACCTCCTATCCTTTCAACCACTTTTCAGCAGAACTCTTTTTCTCCAAATTCTCAAGCATCCTTATGCATGCAAAAACAGAGGCATCAAAAATATCTATCCTCTGTGTTGGTTCTACTTTTTCATACTGTATCATATCATCAGTCTTTTCTATAGCATGTACATTCTGAACACAGTACTCAAAAGCTTCACTGTGCAAGTAATACAAATCTCCATCTTTTGCCTTAGCCTCTATATGTCTAAATCCTTCACTTTTTTTATAAAAATACTGTGGCTGGTCAATTATTCTAAACCCTGCTTTCTTCATACCTATAAAATACTCTCTACAGAATTTTCTATCATGACCAACCTGTTTTATTTTAAATCCTGCTTTACGCATTTTAATAAACCAATTAACAATATCAGCATAATTTACAGTAGGATTATTGCACATATCAAGCCAGCCATCATCTTTCCAGCCGAAGAGTGGAATACCATCTTCATCTGCTTTTCTTGCGGCTGCCACTACAGGGAACCAAGCATGGGGAATTATTATGTCCACGTCATGATATTCTCCAGTTTCATCCTTATAAGCTTTTTTATAGGTACCATACAATGCAGATGCAGTTAAATCATAAAGTTTAGATAAATCAGCACCACCAAACCATGTTATAGGTAATTTTAATAAATCCTTTATTGTCCAATTAAATTTACCATCAGACTTCCTAAATTCATCTATATTAAAATAAGCTTTCATAGAAGTTGTATATATATTCAAAGATTTTGCGAAGAAATCTTTTCTTTGCTGCGGATCATTCTGTGCCTGCATTGCATCATTCATAATATCTTCTGGCCTTATAGAAATTCCATAAGCAGGATTAGCCATTTCATGTATTTTAGGATTTGTATAATCAATTTCTCCTGTATCTGTATCTTCATCAGCTTTGCAGATAAAAACAAAATAAGCTTCATCTTTTACAGTATCATCAAGAATTTTCTTGCAATATTGTAGCCTCTGATAGCAAAAACTATTCATATCATCCCCGGCAGTGGTTATTCCTATCATCAGCTTATTAGTATAGGCTTTCATGGCTTCCTTGATTATGTTGTACTGCTTAGGAGTACGGTACGCATGTAGCTCGTCGGCTATTGCAGCGTTACAATTCAAAGAATCTTGTCTGTCTGGGTTTGCTGCTAAGGCTTGAATAAACAAGGAGCCATCATCAAATTCACCTTGTATGCTGTGCTCCTGGTTATTATCTATGACACGAAAATTCTCTTTTTCGCCCATCTGGGCAAGATTGAAATTTATAAAATTAAAACTTTCAAGAGACTGCTTTAAAGCCGCGGCAACAATATAGATCTTACTTCCACTCTTTCTCTGCAATAGTCCCAAAGCCCAGGATAGAGCTGCGGCAAAACTTGTTTTTATATTTTTCCTTGGTATAAAAATAAATGCCTCTTTGAAGCGCCTTATCTTAGTACCCTTGTGGTAAAATCCAAGCAAATTATACACCTGGAATTTATGGAATGGTTCTAATAAAAATGGTGTCCCTCTTAATGGGGTACCATCTAGTTTTTCACCTTGTGCATGGACAAAAGTTTTTTCAATAATTCCAATAACAAATTCTGCATCATGAGGACTAAATTCATAGTCTGGATTTTCTAAATCCCTGAGAAACCTCTGACAACCTTGAATCTGCTCTTTACAAGCTATCTTCCTACCTTCAACGATACTGTTAGCATACTCCATTACAGTATCATAATTTTTATATTTCATTTCATACCACTCAAAGCATCTGCTAATTTAGATTGTTTCTTTCCACTACCACCAGTAGAATTATTAGCTTTAGGATTTAACTGCAGTTTATCAGAGTAAGAAGCTATGTCTTTTCGTAGACTTTCCATAGCTGTGTAAAGGGGGACTTTTCTTTCATTTGTTGCTCCTGCTTTATTAGTATACTGTTCAGTTATCTTGTAGTCACTTTCTTCAAATTGTTGTTCAAACATTTGATACTGCCAGAGCATACCAGCATAAATTTTTATTATTTTATCGTATTCTTTTTTATAGGTACCAAGCTTCTTCATTTCTCTTTTAACTTCATTTTCCATAGCTCTTTTTGTCTTTGCCACTCTAACACCCCCTTGCTAAAAAAATTGCTCTATTGGAAGTTCTTCCCCTACAC